GGTCATACGCACTGTAACCTCTGCCTATAGTTACGGGAGAGGTAGAATTATAGATAGTAGAATTAGCGTGGGTTGATTGCGTTCCTTTAAGTTCTCCATTTTGGTATAGCTTAACAGCGCCATTATTAAATATAATCACATAATGATTCCAAGCATAAGAGTTACTATCTGTACTTATGAGATATCCTTTATTTGTTGCCCACTCTCCATCTTCCGTCCAGCTAAACTGTAAACTGTAAGACCTTATATGTACAAACCAACTTCTTTGTGCGCCTACCCACTTACCCATTGTGTATTCAGAAAGGTTCGTGTGTTTATCAGCCCAAAGTTCTACTGTCATCTCACTAGTAATATCCAAACTAGCATCATCAGCAACTTCTACATAACCATCACCGTGTAAGGCTAGGTAGCCGTTATTGACGTTGTTAATAGGGAAGCCGAGTGTATCTCTACCATTACGTGCTTCTGGTAGTAGGATAGTGTCTGGTGAGCCATTGACTGTACCATCGTTATTATTACCACTTCTATCCACCCAAACATCATCACCATCATTACGCCAGTAACCTTGAAGATTATCTACCTTGCTGTGTGTAGTAGCGTCTAGTGCTGTACCGTTGTTGTATAACTCAGATACTTCATCAGCAGTTAGGGCAGTATCGAAGATGGATACTTCGTTTATGTAGCCATCGAAACTGTTAGAAGAAGGACTGATAGACATAGAGCCAATCTGGATAGGGCTAACTGTTGAAATACTAGTTAAAGATTGCCCAGCTATTGAATCAACCTCTACACCATCTAAGTATAACTTCAGAGCAGAACTTGAATAAGTAGCAGAGAAGTGGTGTAAACCATCTGATACGTTATCTTCCCGTAACGTCCATCTAGTAGATGAGCCAGTTTTAAAACCTTCAACAAACAAGTTATTATTCACTATATTCACCCAGAACTTAGGTGCTACTCCCCACCATCCACCATCAATTAAGGCACTATACGCATTAGACGCATTGTGTTTAATATCAAAAGAAGCACTGATAGTAAACTCAGCCATCGGATTCATAATCTCAGTCTCTACTGCATCATTAACACCATCAAACAACATAGGTTTATTGTATGACATAAGTCCAGTCTGAGGGATGCCGTTAGTTACGTCTTTGATTGAGATGTTGTCTACTGTTAAACTAGGAGTATTAACACCAAAGAAGTATGCTATTCCATCAGTACCACCATAAGTATGTTCAAAACTATGATAACCAGTTGTATCAGCCTCATAGAACTCACCAAAACTAGGATTGTTCATATACACTTTAAAACTACCAGAAGTAATACTTAGAACTTCAAATGATATTTCATAAGTCTTTCCATTTACGAGGGGTGTTTGAATTATGTGAACGTTTGTACTTGAGTCACAGACGGCTTGTCCACTAGACGCAGTCCATCCAGCTTGTGTTTGCCAACCCGTAAAATCATCATCAAACCCACCATTAGTAATCAACTCTTTAGGACTAGGCTGTCCTACTCTAGCAGTCTGCCAAGTAGCACCAGTGATAGCACCATTATTGTCATTACTAGAGCCATCATATAAGGTAGTTCCAGCACCCTCATCAGCACTTAGCCATGCTTTATTATCAGCTATGGTCAAAGTGCTTGAAGCATTAGCAATATCATTAGGTGTTGCTTGTACGTTAGCATAATCATAAGCTACGTCTTCAGCAGTCCAAGCCTTATCCCAGATTTGTACGTTTGAGAGTTCACCGTTGAAGTGCTGTCCTTGTGAAGCTGTTGAAGCCGCATCAGCACCTAAGTATATATTTTGCTGTGGCGGTTCAATAGTGGCTGTTATGTCAGTAGTATCATCTAACACACCATCAACATAGATTTTCTGCTGAGTGCCTTCAAAGGTAGTTACAATCTTATGCCAACTATTATCCAAATATACACCAGAAGAGGCTGTATATGTAGAGCCAGCATTATCTGTTCTAATACGAAACTTATACTGCCCAGTTGATTGATATGCTATTTGCCAGCCACCACCTACTACACACCCTACAATAGCCGTGTCTGATTGTGCCGTATCACTATTCTTAACCCAAGTTACAAAAGTTAGATTAGCTGGAGATGTTAAGGATGCTTCATCACCCAAATCTACATAATCATTAGACCCATCAAAGGCTAGTGAACGACCAGTGTACATAACACCGTGGTTACTGTTACTAGACTTATCTAGTGCATCTGTTGAGTAGTCATGCCATAGCTGTAAACCAGCAGTAACAATAATATTAAATCTTCTACGCATAGCTTTAACAGCTAATGCTAATCTATTACGTTGGGGTAATCTTGGCATCGTTATCCTTTATTAGTCGTAGCTCTTGCCTACGGTTTTATTTCTATGATTCTCACGTAAGTTCCATTTGTGTCTATCAGAGCCAAAGGAACTGTAGTCTTTATTATATTGAAAATTAGTACAGAATGTCTGTTTAAAATAAGAAGGTTCTCCACAGTCAGAGCAGACTTGAGGTTCTTCACGATGGCTATAGGATACCACAGACTCTGTAGCGTGGTTACTATTGCAAGTGTAAGTAAATAACGGCATAAATAGCCTAATAATTAATTCAGAATAGCACCCTCATGACGACAGGTGCTACGCTTAACTAACTATTAAACAGTTACTTTCATAACTTTAACAGATTCAAGACGTAATTGAGCAACGCCATAGATAGTATCAGCAGTAAACAAATCACCTAAGTATTCTTGTTTGTACTGAGTCTGTGTACGTACGCCAACTTGCTCGGCAAGTACAGCAGCATCTTTATGGAACATAAATGCTTCGCTGTTAGTACCGTCTTTAGGGCAAGAGTTAGTAACATAAACATCTAAGCCGTAAATCATACCAATCTTACCAGTCTTCAACGCAGAAGCGTCACCAATGAAAGCTTGCTCAGTGAAACGCGGAAGCCCTAAAAGTGTACTAGAAGCTGATGGTGGGATGACCAAAGCTCTTGAGTCCATAGGAACATCGTCTTCATCTAAGCCAAGAATCATTTTACGGATACCGTCATCAGAGATTACACCACCTGCACCAGAAGCCCAAGTTGTACCATCACCCTTCACATATAACTTCTCAGCAGTATTGGCTGAGATTTGAGTTGCTGTACCGAAGCCTGTAACTAAAGCAGCAAACAAATCAGACTCTACTTGTGTAGCTAGAGCATAACCAGCATCTTCAGTGTAAAACTTACGCATTGAAGCTAATGCTTGAGTCTCAGCAATATCTTCAATAAGCTTTGAGTATTCATAATGCTTATCAATAGATACTTTAATAGTACCAGCTGTGTCTGCAATTAAGTGTACTTGCTTACTTGCATCTTTCTTAGATGCAGCACCACGCCCAGGTACAGGGATGTTGATAGCATCGCCCTTCTTACCTTTATGTGAAAGTTTAGTAACTAAGTTTGCTAAAACTAAGTTAGATTTATATGCACCAATAACTTCATCCGACCAGAGTTCGGGGATGAAATTAAGTGACGTTGCAGTTGTAGTATGGTTTGTACCCATTCCGTAATTTGCTGCCATTTGTATTTCTCCTTATTGAGTATTATTTAACGCGCCCCTCAGCATACGCACTCATTATCTCATCTGATAAATCAGCATACCTTGAAGGGTCACTTTGTTGTAAAGCGATTAAATCACTTCTACGATACATCTTTTTACCACCAACGGAGTCTCCTGAAGAACGAGTTTCTGAGCTAGTTTGGCGCATTTCTTTTTGTCGTTTAACTTTCTCTGCCTTGTTGACCTCTTGGGTCTTTCCAATCATTGAGATTTGTTTCCAAGTTCCCAATAATTCGTTTGCAGCATCAAAGTCATAACTTGAATCAGCTCTGCGGAATAACTCAGTGCGTATAACACTCTTTCCTACCCACTCTTGAAAGCCAGCATCACCTACAACATCCATAAAATCAGGGTGTGTAACTTCTAACTGAGATAAATTAGCTTGTTGAGCTGATTTAACATTACCTTCTCGAGCTTTGATAATCTCAGGATGGTTATCTATGGCTGAATTAACTGCTTTAGCAGGGTCATCATAGAAAGTCTCCTCGAAATTAACAGGTTCTTCTATTGTTTCAGTAGTTGGACTTTCAACAGTGTTAGAATCTAGAAGCTGTTGTATCAATTGCCTCTGTTGTCCAACCTCTTGACCTTGCTTACCAAATGCTTTCTCAACATTTTGGTGCATGGTAATAACATCCTCTAAAGTTTTCCCAGCATACTTCTCAGGAGCTTCATACGTAGGCTCTTGTGGAGCTTCCTGTACAACTTCCTGTGTTTCTGTTATCTGTTCTACCGCTTGTGGTGTTTCATCTACTACTATACTCATTACTTTAGTCTCCGCCCCTAAGGGTTATGAAGTTATTTTATGATGGGTCTATTTATAGGTTATCCATCGTTATTTTAGTTGCACTTTCCAAGCTTAATAATAAACCTAGTTGCTGCAACTGACCCTTAGCGTGCCAAAGGTCTTTTTCATTGTTCATAGTGTCAACGTCTCGTACACTAATCTCTATATTCTTTAATTCTTCTATCAGGTCTAACCAGCCTTCTGTTTCAAATAAGCTTAATCTATCTTTTAAGAACTGCTCATCTGTTTTCATTGATAAGTTGATGTGATAGGTGTCTCAATTCCAGCTTTCCTAGCATTTGCCATATTCAAAGCAGTCTCAGAACGTAAATGGTCTACTTCTGGAATGTTCCTAGCAGTCTCAGAGTTCTTATTAGCAATATCAGCCTTAGTCTTCTCTATAGAAGTAGCCTCTTTCTGAAGTTTAAGTACCTTCTCTTGAATCTTAATCTCATTCGGAGCTAATTCTTGAGCTTGAGCGTACCATTTAGCAGCTTTAGCCTTTTCTTCTTCAGCCATTGCGTTAGTTTTAGCAATATCAGCTTGAGCTTGTTGCATTTCTAACTGCATAGCCATCTGTTGCATCTGTTGTTGCTCAGGATTTGGTTGCTGTCCTTGTAGAAGAGCATTAACAATCTGGTCTCTGTTGTGAATAGAGGAGTTTTGCATCATTGCTAGTAGAATCACATGGAAAGCAGGTGAATCTTTAGGAATAGCTTGTAGCATTTGAACCATCTGAGTCATTTCTAACTCTTTAGCCATAATACCCATAGTTGAATAAGGTACGAACTTATAGTCAGCTACAGGATAACGCTCAACATCAAACTGAATCTTACGCCACATTGATTTATTAATCATTGGGATAAGGAAAGTGTTCTGGAAGTTCATCAATGTACGCTTCTGTCTCTTAATAGAAGCAGATTGTGCCATTGACATACCTGAAGAGGTAGCTCTATCAGCATTACCTACGTCAGCAGAACCAGTTCCCATCTGAATCATGTTTTGAAGTGAGGCGACCTGGGTAAACGTGTTCTGGTCTGTGGTTCCCAAGTCCAATGGCATAAGCGCATCGCGTGGGTTACCATTCGTTAGTATTGTCTTACCAGGTCTAACCTCAAACTTGGCACCTCTTGGTAATCTGGTTGCATCAGCAGCCATCATAGGTGTAGTTGTTAGGGCAAGAGAGTCTATTCTAGCTCTCATCTCAGCATCTAGTGCCTTTTGAGGGTTGTAACCTTTCTCACAAACACCTCTACCCCAGAATTTATTAGGAACTATGTCATGTTGGTAGCTAATGAACGGTCTATCCTTCATCATAAAAGCGTTTTCTTCCGCTCTAAGGATATATTCATCATTAACAATAGTAACTACCGCTTCAACTAGTTCTTCTTTCTTAGTATATTCAAAGTCATCTTGGTCTTTATTCTTTTTAAGAAAGCGTTTAGGTACAAGACCCCAGTATTCTGTAATCTTAACCGAGTCGGACTCATCTGCCATACGAGTCTCAGGGTCGAAGCCAAAGCGCATAGTGTCATAGCTACCATCCAAGGGAACATCACGATAAATGCCAGACTTGATACCATCAACAACATGATACCTCGGCTTAATAACTTCATGTGCAACACCAAGCGCTTCATTAATGGAATTAGCTGATGGGTCAATTAAGAACTCCTTTGGTGAGATAGGTTCTACCTTAACATCGATAATAGGACGTTCCACAATCTGTCTAGAGTACGCCATAGTGCCATCAACAGGAACTTCAGCTGGAGAACGCTCTATGTTCTGCTCAACTACAATCTTACCAATACCTGTACCGTAAATAGCACCATTTAAGAAGATTTCACAAACAGCATCCTTAACACCTGTCTTCTCTAAATCTTCTTGGAGCAAGTTACGTACAAATTCAGCATCTGAAGGGTCTTGGTCCAACATATCATCTTTAATATCAAACCATTTACCTCTACCAAAGGTAGCTTCTTCTAATTCTGCGACTGAACTCTCAACAGCTTGTTGTAAAGCTGGAGATATGATGCGTGATTTCTCAGATTGCCTAGTTCTATCAGACTCTACCCAGATACCACGCCATAACCGATAATATTCATCCCACTGCGTGACGTAGTTAACATCACGGTGTGTGCGCCAGCTCTCTAACCTATAAGTCAGCCATGAAGCTAGTGCTTTATATTGGGATTCTTTATCATCGAACATAAGTGCTTGATTTCCATAGGAATTTAGTCGTAATATATCATAAAGTTAGCCCTATAAATGACTAAATTACATTAATAACCTGAAATTAAATCAACAGGCTCCCAATCATCATTCATTTCTATAGAGTGAGAGAAGTCTGCAATGCTAACTTGGTCTATATAGGATAAGGCATCTAGTAAATCATCATGTGAAAGACGTGAAGGGAAATCAAGCATCTGTGAAATGAAGAATCTCCAGTCCTTATCCTCATTAAAGGTGATTTGTTGGTGTTCCATACGTCCTTGGAGGGACCAAGTGATACGTTCTGACTTCTTTTTACCACCATGACGTAGTTCGTCAATGTGGATAAACCGATTAGTAGCTCTCATCTCATCTTCGAGGTAAGGCATGATAGCGTTCTTCAAAGAACCAGTCTCAATACCTACAGTTGTAGCTTGATTTACCTCTGCAGCTTTTAATATCTTAGTGGCAGTCTCTTTAATAGACCACCTACCGTGTAGAATATCTTTAACCCACCACTTATCTCGGTCAATCTTAACAATAGCAATGGCAGTCTCGTCTAATTTAGAGGATTTAAGCCCTCTTTCCTTCTCAGAAGCTTCAAAACCAGCGGGGTCTACAGCAATAACGTAGTTTCCTTCTTCAGGTTCTGAACTTTGTAAGAACCATTCCTCTTTAAAGATACCACCGGAGAAGGTTTCAAAGGATGCTTCAAACTCTTGCCTGAA